AGGGGCGATGCAGTCAAGATCACCCCCGGCACTTGGTACTTTAATGACCCCAAGCGGTCAAGTTATTAGGCTACGATGTCCTTACAAACTGCGAAGGCAGTAGGCTGCAACAAGTTGCAATCTAAGTAAGCATTCAAAACAACGTTAGTCAAGCCAGCAGTTGCGCCAGAATAAGGGTCAACTGTCAACTCCATACCACCCCAAGAAGCGATAGCCATTTTGCTGAAATCTCCAAAGATCATTGCAGACAATGTGCTGCTAGTTCCTTTGGTCAAGTTGCTAGGAACCAAAGTTGAAGTGGCTACGTTGTAACCGTTCAATTCAGCACCACCTGCAGGCCAAATGAAGTTACCTTCTACACCAGAAGCTTGGCGTGGGATAGTTTGCAAAGCGGCTTTTACTTTAGGGTTAGTTAAGTAAGCAACACCCTCGCCGTTTGCGTTCTCTACAGCCTTCATCAAGTTAACAACGTCAGCCCATACTGGAGCGATACCGTTAGCGTTTGTGCTGTTAGAAGATGCACCACCTGCGAAAGTTACGTTTACGTTGGCATTTGCGATGATACCAGTAGGCTCGTTAGATCCACCACCTTTGATAGCAGCAGTTTCCAAAGATTGAGCCATGGCGTTAAGCAACCAGTTACGCACATAAGCGTCGATTGAGTTGCTAGATTGCAACATCAACTGGTTTGATACCTGAATGTAAGCGGCCAAACGCTTAGGGCTAAAAGTAATTTTAGAGAAAGCGGGGCTCTTTTCAGTAGCTGAACCGTTTTCAGTGTTCCAACCTGCAGAAGGTACAGTTGAAGCCGTTGGCATATCCAAGTTACCAACCAATCCGCTCAACTGCTGAACACCCAAACCGCGCAATACAGTTTTTGGCAACAATACATCAATGATAGAACCAACAGAAGTTTGAACGTTTACACCACCTTCAGAGCCAGAAGAACCACCGGTAGCAGTCATATCACGCTTAAATACTTCAGAAGGAATTTTCATAGAGTGAGCGCTTACGCTTACACCGCTACGCTGATACTCGCTAGAAGCCAAGGCAGAAAATTCACCTTCAACACCTTCGCGACGGCCAGAAATAGCCATATCGATAGCGCGCTTAAAGCTGTACTCTTTAGCCATGTCGGCCTTTTCTTTTTCCTCGCTACGGCTAGCAACGTGGCCAGCGGCTTGAGCTGCAAGATTCTGCAACTTTTCCAAGGTTTCAACCTCAGCTTTGATCGCGCCCAAACGAGCCTCGATTTCGCTTAAGCGATTGGTTTCTGAATCAGCCATAGATCTGGCTTCTTTTTCAATGGTGGTTTGCAAGGTAGACAATTCGCCTAGCAAACGTCCACGCTCTTCTTTAAGGGCTTTGATTTTATTCATGATTTTGTTTTTTGTTTAAAGGTTTTGATATCTTAATAAAGCCAATTTAATAACATCGGCAGAGGCTTGGCTTCTTTTGGCCTCTTCGATTTCTTGCTCCTGATCACGCATAGCAACAATGCTACGCGCGTCGGCTTCAGTGTCAGCGTAAGCGGGATAAGTTACAGGGCTAACATCATACAAATCCTCAATCACTTTGATTGTGCGCTTGCCCATAGATCCGTACTTTTCTGACTCGCTCCACATTTGCTCTTTGATCGTGAAGGCAAATGAACTCTGTGTGATATCGCCGCGCATGATAGAACGCACAACGCTCATATGGGTAGGGTTTTCGTAATCTGGTACCCAGGTATATTCAAGATTCCCGTCGCCATTTACAAACACTTTGCAGGTGTTTGCTTTTGTGCGGCCCAAAATTAACTCGGCTTCGTGGTTGAATAAACAACGAATGTCGTAATCTTTAGACAAAGCATTGTCAAACGCTCCCGGCAAAATAACCTCTTCAAAATATCCGAGATCGGTAGCGGAATTAATGACAGCAGCAATGCCGCCAATTTCTTTTGGCATGCCTTCGCCGTCCTCTCTGGTGTGAACAGTGCCCGTAAATGTGCGCCTTTCTTGTTTCATTAGATTACTTCGTTATTATTTGTGCCCTCTGGGTTGTTGTTTTTGTCGGCGGTGCTCATTAGTTGTGCAATCTTTGCATCCATATATTCATCGATTTTGCTGGACGGCATCAAATTAGATTCGATTAAATACTCATCGCCTCCATTAAATCCGTTTGCATCCTCAAACATGCGGGCCTCATTACGTGAAAGCCAGCCGCCGCGAATGCCTTTGTTATAGTAATCAGCGCGCTCATTGGCGGAGGCTCTCAACAGCGAATTAAAGTTAAATTTAAAGTAATAAGTTAACTTATCATTTTCTGTCAACAGCTTGCGGGCCATTTCCTGCTCGATGTTAATCGCATAGGATGCCAAAGTGCGAGCATAAAAGTCTTGGTATTCCTGCTCGACGCTGGATTTGATGCCGTCCTTTGCGCCAATCATGGAAGCGGGCACCCCAAAAATGCGGGCGATTTCCTCAGCCGAAAATTTGCGGGTTTCCAAATACTGCGCCTCTTCTGGCGACAGGCTCAACTTTTCCATCTTGATGCCATTTGGCAACACTGTGCTGCGGCTTGCCCCATCTATAACGTCATCCAAAGATTTCTTTAATGGCACTGCTTGCTCGGGTTTAATCTGCGCATCAGATGTTAACAAAAATTTCAACACTCCATTTTTGTAGACGCCTGCGCTCTGGCTAATTGCAGCCAAATCAATACCCAAGGTTTCCGCGTGCACCACAATTGGCGATAAACCCACCAACGGATCATCACCGCAAAGCCCTTTAAAGTGCAACATGTCGGCCGCTGGAATCATGCCGGGGAAGCCCTTGCGATTCACTTTATAAAACAATTGGCCGTCCTGCATGATTGGTTGCACGTAATCAGGTGCAATCGGGTGCAACTCAATGCCCAAATATCTGCTATCACGATTGATAAAAGCGTAGGCGTTACCCTTCAGCGCCAAGTGGCTCACCATGTATTTGGTAAAATCGTATTTCGTTTGGTAGGGGTTTGGCTCGTTTACCAATGCCGTAGCGTAATGGATTACAACCTGCTCGCGATTGGTGCCATCGTCTTTATACAACTTTAAAGATAGCCCCGCAATACCGTCAGCAATAACTCTAACGCACGCGTGCACCGACGCAATAGACAGCGCCGTGCGATCATTAACCGCCTGACCGCTTTTTGTTTGATATCCGAAAACATTTTGTAAAGTATTCACTAGCCAATCAGTTGGCTGCGATAAGCTGCTGCGCTTCTCCGCTCTTTTTGGCTGCCAGAATTTTAGATTCATCGCCCGCAAATTACAACTGCCCTAAATTACTCACGTTAACAAATTACTTATTACGACCCTGCGCCAACCACCTACTGAGCGCTGCCCTGAATACATCGTAATTTTTATAACGACGCACGCCAAACTTGCCAAAATACTTTTCCTCGGTTGCATTGTAGGCATCCTCATATGTCCGATATCTCGGTAGGTTGTTATAATATTCCTGCATGTAATCGTCCAAAAATTTCATAAGCTTACAAACCAAAAATCTGATTCTTTTTCTTTTGCGGCATCCTGCATGCAAGTGCCTAAAGCCATAACTATCGAAACAGGCCCATCGACTTTATCGCCAGACTTGGCTTTATCTATTTTGATATTACCCGCAGGATCTGTGCGCAGCATTATGTTGCCCATCATCCAACGCGTAACAGGATTGCCCGCGTGCCTTAATTGTTTATCCTTTGTCAACCGCTCCAGTTCTTTGGTAGGTGCCGACATTGATACAAAGCCCTGGCCAAAAGGAAACATTTGCAAGCCTTCGTTTTGTAGCTCAATGACCAACTGGCTAGAGTTGAAGCGGTCAAATGCAATATCTTTGATGTCGTACTGCTGCGCCAACTGAATAACCCGCGCCTTAATAAATGAGTAATCAGTTACATTGCCCTCCGTTAACTCAATATGCCCATCACTTGCCCATTGCCTAATAGATTGCCCTGCGGCGTCCTTTCTTTTGTACGCCGTCTCGACAGGTAGCCAATACCATGAGCGAATCGCGTGATATTCTGGAAAGTACAAACTGAATGCGCAAAAGTCGCCAGTGCTTGCCAAATCCAAACCGCCATAACACAAAGCGCCTTCAAGATCATCCGCGCCGTCGCAAGCCTTCCAATCACTATCACTTATCCAAGTCATTGCCGTATCGGTCCACACGTTTAGCAGTTTGGTTTTAAATTCAACTTCTTTGTGCACGAACTCCTTGGCCTCGGTCAGTCCTTGCTCAAGTTGGCGCGGGTTTACTGAAATACCCCAATTAGGGTTTGCCTTGGCCCATACTGCCGGGTCCGTCCAATCGTCCCCCTCATCCAATGTATAGATCACCGAAAACAAAGCATCGTCTTTTATATTGCCACTCAACACACCTGCGCAATACTGCCGGTGCTTGTAGCATGGTGCCTCACGATTGAAGCCCGCCGTCGTAATGGTAAACAGCAACGGCTGCCGTCTTGCCCCCATTGAGTTTCGGATTACGTTGTAAAGCTCATCATTTGGATGGGCGTGATATTCATCGATGCAACAAAAGTGCGCATTGAGTCCGTCCTGCTTGCCTGGATTCCACTCCAGCGGTTTATATATTGATTGCCCGTAAAGGATGCGCCGATTGTTTACAGAATTGTTAACGGTAAGAGCCTCATTCAACCAGGGCAGATTTTGACAAACCCTAACCGACTCACCGAAAACCATCATTGCCTGATCAAGTTTAGTCGCCGCTGAATAAACCTGCGCCGCCGATTCGTCATCTGCAATAAGCCCGTAAAGCATAATCGCCGAGGAAAAGGTAGACTTACCATTTTTGCGTGGCACTTCAACATAGGCCCGCGTAAAACGCCTAGATCCGTCCTCGTTTAGAAACCCAAACAGATTCCAAATTATAAACGCCTGCCATGGTTCCAACTCAAACGGCTTGCCCGCATATTCACCCGTCGAATGCTCGAGCTGCTCAATAAATTCAATGGCATGCAAAGCGTAGGTATCAGAAAACCCCCAACCCGCTGCACGATCTGCCACGTAACGAGCCACGGCATTGCGCACGTGTTCACAAACTGGCACCGCGCCAGATTGGACGTCGCTTATATACTTTTCAACTTTTTGCACTGGCTTTCAAAAATGGCCTTTGCCTCTTCAGCGAGTTTCAAGTTGCGATACACAAACGCCTCATCCCACAAACCAAACTTGCCACACTCACGGAATCCGCTGCCCTGGTCCATGGTGATCACAAATTGATGGCCTCGCTCTTCAATCCTGTACTCGCGTCCCTGGTATTCAACATGCGCCGTTTCAAATGCGGCTTTGTGCGTTGCTTTGTTAACTGTCTTTTTCATGTTATGCGGTTTTTGGTTTTCTTAATAATTCTAATTTGCTCGCTGGCTTCACGTTGCCCGTTTCAATCTTTGCCCGGGCGCTCGGTGTGATTCCAAACAACTGCCCCATCTGCGTGGCTTGCTTCAATGCTTTGCTGCGCACATCGTACCACGGCGAAACAACACGCTCGCCAAATCTGTTAACAACAACCTCGCCCTCTTTGTTGTTTATCTCGCAGGCTTTTTTATACAACCCCAACTCGTTGCAGTACCCGGCAACCAGCCCGAGATCTGCGCCAGCCAGTAGGTTATTATTTTTCAACTCCTTGCAAGTTATATCCCAATACTCAAAGCCCAATTCATTTAGGTGAGCGGGTGGTTGTGGAACTCCAACACTCAGCTCGACAATCATCGGCTGCTCAAGACTTCGGTCGGCGCGAAAAGTCCCCTCGATTTTTTTTAAATCAACGGGTTTGCGTGGTCTCCCTTTCATATTTACAAATATACGTTAAAATTTGAAACTTTATTTTCGCCCATGTGTGAAGAAAAG